TGTAAGGGGAAAAAGTGAGCCTAATAGAATCTCATGTGTGGGCGAGGATGAAGTTGGGGTCTAATGAAGAGCAGGAGTGCTATGTGTGTAAACAGATGATTCGTATGAGGACCCCAAGGACCTGGATATATAGATCTACATATCAGGTAGAGTATGCTCACCCTAGCTGTAAGAAATGAAGCGCAGGCAAATAAAAGAGAGGAGAATAAATGTCGCTTAGATACAGGATCTATAACGAAAAGAAGAAAGAATGGGGAGAGCCTTTTTTTCTCTGCCGGCCATGCCTGGAGAAGAAGAGAAAACTTTATGAAGAAAATGGGGGAAAGTTGGTTTTTCTCGGAAATAATTGTATTACTAAGTGTGAGGAGTGTGGAGCATGAAAAACTTAGTGGTCCCAGAAACGAAGGTCTTGTCCCTTATTAAATCCCTTGAGGGCAGCCTTGAATTTCATCAATCGCTTAATAAGGGATTCAAAGGGAAAGCCTCTGAGGGCAGCTATGGTCAAGGCTTGGTGGTAGGCTCTATAAATTCTTTAGAGGTAGCGATCACGTTAGTAAAGTCATATCTAGGAGTGGACTATGGAAATAAAGGCGACAAAGGAAAAAACAAAGATTAAGGGAGTGATCGAGCTTGAGCTAGATGTTCTGCGCAGGATGGGATTTATCGAGTGCATGAATGTCGTAGATATCGAGCTTAGAGCGTTGAGGGAAGAGATAAAAAATTTGCTTATAGAGAAAGTCTTTACTCGAGGAGGTTAAGGATGAAAATAATACACATCATGAGCATTGTCGGGGTTATCTTGGGATTAACGTGCTTTATAATCGGCTGTTGGATGGCAGGTATAGACAATTATGATGCTGCTATGGGATGGTTCTTTTATGCCTGGCTCTATCATATGGTTTTCTGTTGTGTCGCCTGGATTCAAGCTAATAAAGCCAAAAAGAAAGCCTTTGAGAAGAGGATTGATGAGCTTGAGGGCAAATTAAACAAGGAGGTAGAAAAATGATACCTTTTTTTCCTGTGATACCATTATGGCAGTTTTTTATCTGGTGTGTTGGAGCAGCCATTATCTTAGTGATAATTGCTGTTCGGCACAAGGAAGCGATGAAAAATGACGCAAACAAGTGAGCTTGAATTTCATGTTCTTGAGGCAGTAAGGATCTATCCGGACATGACAGCTTATGATATCGCCAGGTTGATCAGTATGCCAAATACAGATGCAGTCCTCCGGATCCTGGAGTCCCTAGCCGAGAAGCGGTTGGTCCGGAATGTCGATGAACAGACTGACCTTACCATCCGAAGCGTTTGGAGAGTTTGTTGAGGATCTCGCAACAGGGAGTCATATAGTATGGGACCCTTAACACCGACAATCATAAAAATCGGAGCCGGCATCTTGGCTGTTCTGATCTTTCACCTTGTTGCGCTGGCGAAGGCGCACTTAAGCATAAGCTCTTGCAGTGGAGATCTCCAAGGGCGTAAGCCCAAGATGTCGGACTTATTTAGGAAGTCAGAATGACTGCTCTTACCGAAGATGCTTTTAAAAGAGCAGTTAAATATTTTGATACGTATAGTCAATTTCAGAATTTTCCAACAGATAAAGCAGAGAGAATTAATGCTTTAAAAGGATATTTTGATAGAGGAGCAATTATGATGAATAGACAACAAAAGGCAGAGATTATTTCTCGCCTTGAAAGATTACTAAACCATATAAAGGAGTTAACAATGCCAGACGAACAAAAAAAATGGGACGCTTTCACCGAGCCAATGGGATTGCTTGGATCTGAGCAGGGGATACAGGCTACTGCGCATTACACCGCTTCTCTGCTTTTTCACCCTGACGAAAAGCATATGATCCTAAACATCGGCTGCCGGCAGCATATCTGCCATAATAAAGCAGAAGTCCTCAAGAATGTTGAGAAAGAAATTACAGAGATCATCGAGAACAAAAAGAGGCAAAAACGAGCCTTTGCCAGAAGGCAAAAACTGTTTAAAGCCACCGCAGCCAGAGAGAAGAAAAAAAAACTTTTAGCGACTTCAGAGAAGAAGTTAAAGCCAACACCAGAAGAGCCATCGCTGATCCCAGAGCCGGAAGATCCATCATCGACGGCCCTCCCACCGGAAGAACCTACAGAGGAGTAATAATTGACGATATCATAGATAAGGAGCCAAGCCAGAAGGAGAGAGTTAAGAAAATCTTAGAGGAGGTATATGATGAAATTGAAAAAAAGCATCGCGTTCCTTATGACCCTATCTATGATGCTCATGGCAAGCTACTCGGCTATAGGCCAAGAAGATGAAAAGACTGATTTCGTCTATGACCTGATCAGAGCGTCTTATTTCGCTGAGACATACGTTGACCTGGCTATGTCCTCAGTCCTGGCTGACGATGGCTATGAGGACCTAAATCCGCTATATAATCTCTACATGGATAAGCCACCTCTAGCCATAGCAGCAACTCAGATGAGTAATATGCTGGTGTTTTGGCTGACTGATGAGATCTTCTATTATTTCCAGATGCACGATAAAACCTACATCGCCTATATCATGGTAGCTGCGCTTCTGCTTGCAAAAACTTACGCGATCTATCATAATTCAAAAGCTTTCTATTAATACCTCAGCCGGCTATCCTTTTCTGGCTAAGTCCAGGACGCTATCCAAGGCGCTAACGAAGGCTCTGGCCGGCTCCTTCCTTAAATTAATTTAAAAAAAAACTTGACAAAGCATAAGTCTATGTTTATTTAATAGACAAAGAGCTTATGCTTAAGTATTTTACTACTCTAAGCAAGTCTAAGGGGACTATCCTACCTCTATCAACGGAGGACAACTATGCCTTATATCCGTAAGGGGAAGTGCGTTCATAGGAGAAAAGCGGATGGTTCGGCAGGTGCATTAAAAGGCTGCTCTAACACAGTAGCCGAGGCAAAGAAATATCTTCAAGTTCTCAATATGCGTCATGCCGGAGTCCCCCCACTAAAAAAATCAAGGAGGTAAATAATGCCAAGAGGAGGAATAAGAGTTAGAAGGACAAGAGCGCCCAGAAAAAGAGGCGACTTGAGGGGACCACCAAGAAGAGCAAAGCCTAAAGGTTATCGTCCACGAACTAGGAGGCGCTGATGGAGCGCGAATTTAGGCAGATAACAGTTGAGGAAGTTTTAGAACTGCTCAGAGGAACTTATCCTGAGAATAAGCTTCTTTTGATGATTGATGATGCTGAGAATGAGGAACACAAGTTTGGTATATCGGGACATGATTCACTCGGGAACCCGATCACAGAAAAATCTAAGGGGCTTGTTATCAACTATGCGCTCACAACTTATTTTGTCTCCCAGGCAGATATCAAAGCTTATTTTGAAACCCACGATAGACCCAAAAGACCCATGACCGTTGAGCAAGAGAATGTTTATCTCAGGGCAAAGATTAAGGAACTTGAAGCAAAGCAGGAAGAAAAGAAACCGAAGGAGGCACCCACCAGGGCCAAAAGAGCCAGTGAAGTAAAGAAAGAAGAGCCTGTAGCTCCACCTGAAGCTCCTGTTGAATTACCGGAACGCGACAAAGGCATCCCCAAGGCCAAGCCAGGGAAGCCAGAAGAGTTCACCACCGAGGATCTAAAGGAAGTGTTCGCCAAGGAGATCCATGAAGATAAGCCAATAAGCGAAAAGGCCCAGAAAGCAGCCCTGAAGAAAGCTGAGGAAAAAAAGGAGAAACGCGATAGACTTACGTAAAGTCCCCAGGTTAAAGCTCAGGAAAAAGATGAGAGACTTTCTACAGCTCTATGCTGCCACCGGTTTTGATGAAACAAGAAAGACAGAGTGCGCTATAAAAGCTGGCTATAAAGGGGATAGCGCTGTAGTTTCAGCCAATAGAGTTCTTGAGCATCCAGCATTTAGAGATCTTATTAACCAAGAGCTTGATATCCAGGGAATAAGCGCTCCGCGCCTTGTGAGAAAGATTGATGAACTTCTTGAATGTAAGCATCCGTTAGCACCAGAGATGCCAGATAACAAAGAGCAGAGAGAGACATTAAAAATGACAATACAAATTAGAGATGGTTTTCCCCCTAAAAAAGTTGATATTAGGAAGGTAGAAGCCAGGTATGACCTAACCAAAGATGATAAAGAAAGGCTTGATAAGGTAGATTGGGGAGAGGATGCTGTTGATGGAGAAGTCGTGGAGGAGGAAGAGGTAATTGAACCCATTTAGTTATCAGCCGAGATCCAAATGGATAGAGAAGTGTAGAGATCTCTATTTTTTTGAGACTCAAGTTCTGGTTACTACCTGGCTCGATAAATTCCACAACTTTGGATTGCTCCATCAAAGGCTCTGTGATTTTTTAACTCTTGCGAAGAGAGAAACTTATAAAAAGCTCATAAGCGTATTTCGTGGATCATTCAAGACTACAGTTTTGCTCGGATATTGCTTATGGCTTTTTTGCTGGCATATCGTAACAAAGAAGCCAATATCAATCTGTTATAACACAGCCACCAAAGAGAACGCTGAAGCATTTATGGAGGACTTCAGGGAAGCACTCCGCGAGTGTCATTTATTGCATGACATTTTTCCTGAAGTCCCATACCCCCATGAGGGAGTTTATCGTAAATTCTCGAGATACAAGGTTGAATACAAGTGGGTGAAATTCCACGTTTCCTCACTCGATACTAAACAGGTTTCGCGCCACTATACAATTATCATCAATGACGACTTAGTGAACGATGATAATGCCTTCTCTGAGAAAGAGAGAAAAAATTGCATCCGCAAATGGAAGTTCCAGAAATCAATCATCACTAAATATAAGAAATTCAAAGTTGGATTGGAGATCGATGTCGGAACCCCATTCCATCCACTAGATCTAATGTCCATGCTGATTAAGAAAATCAAAACCTACGATAAATTCTGCATCCCCTATGCCCTTACTGCCAAAGGTAAGACTCCAGTTGTTTACAAGGAAGGTCAACAGTGGAAGATAAAAAGGGAAGGAGCAAGACTCACCTTTCCGGAAATGTTCACCTGGGAGGACTTTGAGGAAAAATTCAACGAGCAGGGAATGTCTATCGCCTCATCTCAGTATGAGCTTAAAGTTCAAGAGGAAGCAGAGAGGCTTTGTGATGAGAAGTGGATCAAGTATTGGAGATTCCTACCGGATAACTATGTCAGGCACTTGATTATAGATCCTGCAGGGACAGAGAAAGAATCCAATGATGCTACAGGAATTACAATTATCGATTGGGACGAGAGAGCGCATATGTATATCGTTTTTACAGAGAAGATCTGGACAACGCCCATGAAGCTAATAGGGAGGATCGCCAGGCTGCAGAAGGAATTTAAGCCTGATGAGACCTTCATTGAGAAAATGATGTATTCAGTTACCATAGCAGATACCGTTGAGCATTATGCTGAAAAGTTGGACTTCCGTTTCGTTGAGCATAAAAGCAGGAAGAAAGAAAGTAGGATCCACAAACTCAAACAGTATTTTGAAAGCGGAAGAATATTCTTAGCTCAGGGGATGGGCGACCTTGAGTATGATCTTTTAAATTATCCTGATATCGAAAATGATGATGTCTTAGACTCTCTAGCCTATCAGCTTGATGAAATTGATATCCCATCGAAGAAAGCTGAGAAAGAAAGAGAGGAACCAGAACCATCACCAGGCTTTCAGGAGGAGATAGATCGGATGCTTGGCCTGGATAATAAATTAGAGGAGAACATGGATGCGCTTTTTTAAAAAGACTAGGAGAGAGCTTTTAAACCTAAGAGATGAGGCAATAAGGAGACTTGCTGAGATCTCAAGGAATACGCATCTGCTCAATGAGAAAATGGATAAAATCAACACAGGTGAAGGAGCGATGGTCCAGGTTGTTGATGAGGTGGTGAAACTCAGAGAAGAGCTTGTTGAGGAAGTTTCTCAGCTTAAGGTTGCTATGAATGAATTAAAAGAGGAACAAGAGGGGACAGGGATAATCATGGCTTCATTTATTAAACTCGAAACAAGCATGATAGAGAAGATGTCTAAATTCTTTGAGCTTGAAGCAAAATCGACTGAGATGGCTATAAGCACAAAACCAGCCGAGCCGACTGAGCATGATAAGGTTTTTTGAGGGAATAAATGGCTGAAAAAAAGAAAGAACCTGAGAAAAAAGAAGAGAAGAAGGAAGAAAAGTACGATTATCTTCCTGACTTCGATACCGAAGAAGATTACTGCTCTTGGGTAGATGATCAGGTAACGAAGCATCCAGTAGTCAAGGTGCATCATGGCAAATGGAAGGAATTGATTTCATGGGAGGATGGCAACCAATATGCTCTTTGGAATGAAGCAGATGGCGCTGTTAAAGATGTGGAGTTAAGAATCAGGAAAGCAAAGATTGTTGTAAACCTTATGAAGCCCTTGAATGAAACTCTTGAAGGGAAGATTAACTTCTTCCATCACTCTATAGGAGTGCCGAACTCAGGAGAACAAAAGGATATTAAAGGCGCTGCTGTGGCCACGAAGCTCATTGATTATAACGACTACGTAAACTTCATGGAAGAGTTTATGGAGGACGTAAAATACGATCTTCTTCGCCCTGGATTAGCTTGTGAGAAATGGATCTGGGATAACGAAGCCTATGGATATATGAAATTAGAAAAAAAAGGGGGGAAAATCGAAGATGTGAAAGCACCAGGAGAGGTCATGGGAGAAGTGGTGCCGATATTTAATATAAGGCCAGATCCGGTAGCAAAGAAACCCAAACAAATGAGGTGGATAATCGAGCTTAAAGAAGTAACTAGGCAGAAGCTTAAAAAGGCTTTTCCTAAGCTAACCGAAGCAGAGATTGATGAAATGGGAGAAAAATCAGGTGGTGGTGATAAATACAAGGGGATGCACGAAATTGAGGAAGAAAAGGACAAAGAAGAAGATACCTATATTCTCAGGGAACATTGGCAGAAGCCGAATGATGAGCTTAAAAAAGGCAGGATGATTTTTTCCTGTGGAGGTAAAATCCTGTGGGGAGATAAGAACCCTAGTCCTAAATACAAACTTCCTTACTTCTTTCATTTTTATAAAAAGACAAATTACTCATTCTGGGCGAAAGGTCCTCTTCACTTTGTCCAGAATATACAGAGAGCCTTTAACCGCATGGTGTCAATGATCTTTGAGCATATCGAGGCATGGCGACCAAAGATGGCAGTCGGGAAAGGCGCGCTGAAACGTGCGCAATCTATGACTATAGATGATTTTGAGATTGTCGAGGTGGATTTCAATAGAGGTGGACCACCGGTAGCGGTAAGGATGCCTGAGCTTTCTCAGCAAGTGCTGGCCTTCAGGGACTTTCTGGAAGGCTCTGTAGATAAAGTCTCCAACGTCCATGAGGTTTCATATGCCAGGCTTCCTCAGTATGCCTCCAGAGCGCCAGCTTCTCTGTATTCAATGATGCTGGAACAGGAGAACATAAAGCTCAATCCGATGATGAAGCGAACCAATAAGGTAATTCTGGAGAGAAACCAATTCCGGCTAGAGCTTATGGATATGCACTATAGCCAGGAGAGAATGATTAAGATCGTAGGCGAGAACCGGAAGGCTGCTGTGGAATATTTCTCAAAATCAGATCTCAGCCAGAATTTTGACATGAGACTTGATATTGGAGTAAGCCTGAATCAGTCAAATACTATCCAGCAGCGACTCCTGCTTGAGCTATGGAGAGAAGGGATCTTCAACAAGGAAGAGGACAGGATGAAGATCATAGAGCTTCTAAACATGGGGACAGCCTCCCATGCGCTGAGAACAGATATTGTCGATAGAGATAAAGCGCTCAGAGAAAATCAGGCTTTTCTTGATGATACTTATGATAAAGAAAGAGATGAAGGTGGAGTGTTCCCCTGGATCCACGATGATCATGTTATTCACGTAAATACCCATACTGATTTCGGCAAGCAAGAGGATGTTCAGAAATGGCCTGAAGCCAAATGGAAGGAATTTGAGAAACACATAATGAAGCACGTTGAATTTTTAGCCTTCCTGCAGCAAGGAGCAGGCGCAGAGGAACCAGGAGCCGGTGCTGAAGCAGGAGCAGGACTGGAAGCTGAACTTGAGGCAGGAGGCGGTATGCCAGGACCGACACCGGAAGAAGGGCCAGGGATGGGCGAAGAGCTAGGTGGTCCGGCACCAGCAGAAGAGATGTAAATTTGACTAACCCGAAAGGGAGTCAGGAGGAATAAATGGCTGAAGAAGTCGTTAAAACTGAAGAAGAAAAAAAGGTTGATACCACACCTCCAGCCGATGTACCGGCTAAGGAAGGTGAGGTTAAGACTGAAGAGAAGAAAGGAGTATTGCCAGAAAAGGGCTTCTTTGAAGGCGATGCTATGGAGAAGTATGTCGAAGAAATGGGACTCGATGAAGAAGAGCAACCCGTAACAAAACCAAAGGTTGAACTCAAAGAAGGCGAAGAACTGTGCGCTGAGTGTCCAGAAGGCAAGAAGAAAATCGAGCCTTCCAAGGAAGGAAAGCCTTTTAAAGTGATCAAACGTAAAGGTGAGGATTTCGTCATAAAAACCGAAGAGGAATATGATGAGCTTGCTCACAAAGGCTTGGATTACACTCAAAAGACTCAGACTGTCGCTGAAGAGAGAAGAAACCTTGAAACAAGAGAAGGGCTTTTTGATAAGAGGCTTGAAAGAGTCGAAGGCCCTCTGCAGCAACTTGTGAACCTACTAGGATCCGAAAAAGGGAAGGAACTTATAGCGAAAAAATTAGGTATGGAAGAGGAAGAAGAGTTACTTGATGTAGAACCTGAAGTGAAGAAAAAACTCAATGAGCAAGATGAGAAAATAAATGCCCTTACGGATGAAGTAAAAGTCCACAGACAACGCTCTGCAGAGCAAAGCTTAGAGAAAGCCTCAGTGACCTTAAATAATGTTGTCAATAAGGCTCGGGAGGATTATCCTTTTGAGGACATTCCAGCCGAAGAGGGATCCGAACAGTCTGTTTCTCAAAAATTATTTGCCGGTCTTATATCCGCTAAAGTAACTGACGATAACATCAAGGCAAAGCTCGATGATAACTTCCAAAAACGTCAACTGCCCGAACTCGTAGTCGAGGCAGCGCAAGACTTACACAAGATGGAAGAGCATTATCGAACCAAATTTGGAGCAAACTCAGGTGGTGGGCTTCCGGCTGAAGCCACCATTGAGCAAATAACTGCCAAATTTCCTGATCAGGTAAAATCGCTGGCTCAAAATGCCGTTGCTCTTTATCTCAAGGAGCAAGAAGGCAACGCGCCAACGGTTAAGTCAGAAATTTCTGTAGAGGCTAAGACTCCGAGCGAAGAAAAGAAGTTCAAGGGCTTAGATGATGCTTTTGAAAAAGCAGAAAAGAGTCCTGAGCTAGAAGGAATGATGGAAGAGATTAAGTCTCTTACCAAAGCTGGATAAAGAAAATTTCAGGAGGATAAGACATGGCAGTTATGTCAATGGGAACAAGTGCAACTGATAAATTGTTCCTTGAGTACATACTCCCTGGCCTGAATATTGAGGTCAGGGAAAACACAGTCCTCTATGATCGCTTCGGAACAGACAGCGCAAAATGCCTTGGTAGATATGCTGTCTTTAAATGCCTAACATCTACACCCAAATCTGCTAGGCCATCATCTAGCACCACATTTCCTACTGCAAAGCAGGGAGTGTATGATGAGTTCCATCTCTACATGAAAAGAGGGATGTACGCCACGCTGCAGTTCGATAATTTAGCGGTGGCCTGCGGACAGGGAAAAGGCGCGGTCATGGAGTTAATCAAGGCAGAAACCAAAGGAATCATGATATACATATCCAACAAGCTGAATCGCCAGTTCTGGGGAGATGGATCTGGCCGGCTTGCTCAACTAGATGCTGCAAACACAAACGACACAACCATTTCAATCGACAATCGCTACTTCGGACAAGACTCGAATGGATACACCCTAGCTCATCAGTACCTTGATGAAGGAATGAGTATTGATATCTACGACTCTTCCGGAAATTTAGAGGAAGAGGACGTAGAGATCTCTACCCTCGCTGATGATGCCGATGGGACCTCAACGGTTACAATGGCATCCAATGTTACTTGCTCCAATAATGCAGAGATCTTCGACCACGATACCTATGCTGCTTCTCAGGCTGCAGGAACCGGAGTCCCTCAAGGACTAAGGGGAATCGTAGCCACAGCAGATCCATACACAGGGGTAACTCAGACAGACTTCCAGAACATAGATCGAGCAACTAACACCTGGGCGCAAGCTTATGAAGAGAATATGGGTTCTGTAGCAATCACCAATTCCAAGATCCTAAAGACCATTCACAAAGTTGAGAGATATGGAAGAGTGAAGGTGATCATCACCAACGACATCATTTGGCGTGCATATTATGAGATCCTAGAACAAGACAAGACTCTCCCCAACGAACCAGCGATGTGGGGAGGAACAAGCGGATTATCATTCTACGGTGGAAAGGGAGGAAAGCTCCCGATCATAATGGATGAAGATTGTCCAGACGGAAATATGTTCTTCTTGGATACCAATTTCCTTCAGGTCTATGCCCCCCAAAAAAATGGGATGGCTTGGCTACCTGGAGATAGCGGAAGGATCCTAACTCGAGTTCAAGGTAAAGATGAATGGACAGCAAACCTGGTGTGGTACTACAACTTCGGAACTGAAAAACCTCAAGCGCTTGGTCGCCTTTATGCGATCAAACACGCTTCGAGTTAAGGAGGTAGATGATGCTACAAGCAGCAAAACAATGGGTTGATAAAATCCTAGCCAAAAGGCTTCAAGTCTCAGAACGACTTGAGATTCTTAAAGGCTTTGAGACCGTTACAGCAGCAGCAGCCGTTAGCGTGGAAGTTCCAATTACCTACATGACTAGCGCAGGTGGAACTGTGGCGCTCACCCTAGCCAACGGATATGAAGGGCAGGTGAAAATTCTCTACTACAGCACTCACACCAATAATGTTACTCTGACACCAGCCAACCTCACCGGATATACCACAGTTACCTTTGATGCCTCTTATGAGTATTGGATCGGAGTTTTTCACGCAGGAAGTTGGGTAACACTGATCACGAACGCTACGCTTGGTTAATTGCAAGCATTGGATTGGAATAAAAGAGGGGGAGCGCTTCTGCGTTCCCTCTCTAAACTTGCATAGCGTCAGGCTCGACATAGTAGGTCGGCTATGCTAAAGGAGGTTATTCTATGTCATGGTTAAAAGGCCCCAAGACTGATGGGGTTACTCAAATCAATATACCTGTTAAATTCAATAAACAGGTTCAATCAGCATTTTTTGAACCCTGGGCTGATGTCTGGTATGTAGATGGCACAAATGGAAGTGACAACTATACCGGAAAAGGACCCTCAGTTGCCAAGGCTACTATTCAGGCTGCAGTAACCGCAGCCAGTAGAGGTGATGTTATTTATGTTCGCCCTAAAACTCCAACCTATGAAGATTCTGGATACTACAATGAAAGCATTGTAACTGCTTATGCCGATGATGGTCTGAATATTATTGGCATATCTGGAGCATCTGCACCACACAGGAGTCCTGTTCCTGTTCGAGTTTTAATTCCTAAAACAGAGAATCTTGTTGGGCTTACAGTCAATAATGCTCATTTTAACTGCGAAAATATCTATTTTCAGATGCCAGAGGATAGAACTGCGACTGCACCTTTATATCTGGTTACTTTGGCAAATAGTAGTGGAAGTGCAGCAGGACACGCTGGAGCAAGCTTTTTTAATTGCATATTCCAAAGCGGACAATTTAGAACCCTAGGTGGAAGATGGCTTTCTCTTGTTAATTGTTATTTCAACCAGCAGTTTAAGGAATATCAAGGTTATGAGCTATGGATTGATTGCTCAACTACACCAGGTTGGTCTAATCGAATTATTGGCTGTTGGTTTGGTGCTGGCTCTGCCTCTGCTGTTGCGCTTAGATATGCAAGGATAAATGGCAGCCAATGGGACGTTCTTATTGATAGCTGTTTCTTTGACAGAATACCAGATGAATCTAGGTTTTGGGAAAATTTCGGCGTTGTGAATGGTTTAATGACAAATTGTTTTTTCAATGAGGATGCAGTAACTTGTGGAACTTCTGGCAAGGAAATTCTTATTGGTTCAGGTCAGTTTGAGGTCGTTGGTTGTCATGATAGAACCGGATTGATTGCTACTACTTAAATGGCAAATATCATCATCAAGGGAAAGACAAAACTCGGTAGGAGTCGTTCTGAACAGGAAACGAATTTGCGGAAAGAATTTGGAGCAACTATGTCTGATGAAAATTTGGACAAACTCAAGCACCTTGAGAAAAAGCTGAAAGAAGATAAAGGAGCCAAAGGAAGTTTTATCCCTCAAACAGAAATAGAAGATGTGAAATAAGCAAGGAGGAAAATATGCCTAAGAAAGAAAAGAGTTTGCGAGAGAAGTATAGCAAAATGAGTTCTAAACAACTGAACACAGAATTAAGGCTTGAGATGCAGAAATTTGGGAGGGGTTCCCCTGAATTTTTGGAGAGATACGCAGTAATCAACGATCTTCTCTCGAAAAAATGAAGTGAATATTGGGGGAGTGAGCTTCAGGCTTTCTCCCCCATAAATCTAAAACATTGGAGGTATCTATGGCTGAAAAAGCTAAGATCCCTATGCAGGAGACAGGAGCTAAGATCAAGCTAACTGTAAAGGATAGGCTGACCTTTCAGGTAATTTATCCTCAACAGAGCAATCTTATAAACCAGACCCTAGTGAGGGATATCGATAAGAAGGTTTCTCTTACTCAAGAGGAACAAACTCTTATTGGTTTAGAGACAATCGAAGGTGGCAAGGTCCGGTGGAAGGATACGCCAGGACAAGATGCCAGTAAAAACGTCAGGTTTACAGGAGCAGAGGTTAGCTTCCTTAAAGCCCAGGTTGACAGGCTTGATAAGGATCAGAAAATAACTCAAAGCAGCCTGGATCTTTGCATGAAAATTAGGGAGCTTAAAATAGAAGAAAATTGAGAATCGTCCCTAAATGGTTTGAGAAAGATCTAAAGATCATAGATCCTGATTATGTAGTGGTCTATAATCCGGAATATGACGTTTTTGAGATTAAGAGCAGAATAGCCATAAGAAAAGGGAACGTCCCTAAATGGCTTGTTTTTAATCTGGCTGTCTTTAAACAGCTTAATCAAGCAGCCTTAGAAAACCTCCGATATCGAAAGCACCTTGGGAAAAAGTACGCCAAGAAAGGCGAATATCTCAAGTGGATCAAGGAGATGAACGCGGAAGCTAAAGCCAAAAGAAAGCAGGTTGCATTAGAGATGCAGGCTGAAGGCTACATTCGGATTCATAACTTTGGTCGCAAAAAATACTTTGATTTTGGAGGACATTATGGCACAAAAAAGCCCTAAAGCAACAATACCGACAAAATCGGTTTTGGAAGCTGCGGATGAGGCTTTTAATACAGGAACAACAATTAACGCAGCGCCATCTGCTGCTGCACCCTTGCCGGTAGTGGTAAGGTCTAAGCGTAAAGCTATCACCATCCAGAACCATCACGCTTCAGCTTATATCTATTGGAACGCAAGAAATCCAGTAGATTTAATCAACGACAACGACCCTACCAGCCAGTTATTAAAGAACAGAATGTATAAATGGCTAGAGTCGACAGGTGGAACGAATGAATGGTATGTTGTCCTGAATGATGGGTCTGATAGTGATCCATCCCTAAGCACTCCTGTTTATCTTTTTAGCGTTAAAGGAGTAACAGAAACCTCAAGGTCTGAGGGAACTGCAAGTTCTTTAGCGGTAAATGAATGGGATTATCACGACAAAGATAGTTTAGGATTCAACACGATCTACTTCCGTCCACCGGCAGGAGAAACTCCCTACGGCTATTATAACAAACTCCTTTCCTATGACTCTATGCCTGCGGTCAATGGAGCCACAGTAGGCCACAGGTTAGGCCCAGGCGATGCTATAGATGTTAATTTGACAGCAGATGCCAGGATATTCTGCATATCTGATACCAACACCACTCTCGTATGCACCATCGAATACACATCTAAGGAGGAATAATGCCTATAGCAAGAAACTTGCCCCTACAATATAAAGAAGTCATTATCGCCACTTCTTTGAAGCTGGATGATACTGATGGCTCGAACTACCTTAACTTAGATTGGAATGAAGATGATAGCTCGGATCGGAATTTATATATAAAAGTTCATGGGGATAGTAGAGCATTAGATTTAGGTGGAGACCTCGTTCTTAGTGATGATAATCGAGTAGAATCTTGGTATTTCTCTGATGGGACAGATATTCATGTCATTAAAGGTGTCGCAGAAACAGGCTTGGGAGGAAGGCTTACTGTAGGATTAGATGAGACAGCCAGGACTATGGTTGTCTGTGATTATGGAGATATTGGAACTGATTTTGGTCTATCTGCTGCTAGCGATCCTACCTTTTTGCTCTACGATAAAGATGGAACATACAGATTACTCCTTGAAAGCAAAAAGGTAGAGTCGAATGAATCTCTTACAATAAGAGGGAGTTTTTTGAATTACGAATTACTTGCCAATCTAAACGCTGGTGATGCTCATACTTTTGGAGGGATATACGAGCTAAGAGAAGATGATGCAGAACAAGCCTTTATGAAATTGGAGCCTATTGTTAAGCAGACTAGCACAGCAGGTTATGTAGGGTTTTTGATGGACGTAACCGAAACCTCCAAAGGATCCGGAACGAATGAACTCATGGCACTCAGGATTGGAGGGAATGACAGGGTTACTATTTCAAATGATAGTGCCAAACTCACCCTTATCCATAGCGATAACACCCAAAATGTGAGCCTGAAATATAACGCACTTGATTTTAGGACTTGTTCGGGAATTTCTTATCTTTACTCATCAACCGGAGGGATGGTATTTGCTCAAGGTGCAGACATGGCGAGTGGAGATGCCTTTACCTTTACACAATCTGCTGCCTCTAAAGAATTGACAGCATCTTCAGGAGAGCAGGCTTTCATAAAGATATCTCCTGAGATACTTCAAACTTCAACAGCGAACTATGTAGGCATACTATTCGATGTAACTGAAAGTTCTGTAGGTTCTGGGACAGATAAGCTTCTTGATTTTAGAAAAGCTGGAAGCACATATTGTGAGATTTACTGGAGTTCAGGATATCCCATTCTAAGAATCTCTGATGCGAGTCCGGCTTATTCTGTAGCTCTTAGATATAATCAACTATATCCAACAGGAGCCTTTACTTATCTTCATGCAGGAACAGCAGTTTTCACACAAAACGCTGATTTAGCAGCCGGAAATCAATTCACTTTCAATTCTGCAGGAACAGCAGAGCTTACGGATAGCGATGCGGAGCAAGCTTTCATAGCAATAGAGCCAGAGATACTTCAGACCGATACAGCTAATTACGTTGCAGTCCTAGTAGATGTTACAGAGTCAAGCGTAGGATCAGGTCAGGATTATTTGCTCGACTTAAGACTCGCCACAGCGACTAAATTCAGGGTTCTCAGCGATGGAACAGTTGACCTTTCCGGACAGACGATAACTACAGTCAATGCCAACGGAAGCGTAGATCTAACTACTTGGTGCGATACAGTTGTTGGTGCCGATGGCTCAGATGATGAGGATCCTAAGTATGCCTTACTGATGAAGGTAGCCGGAACTGATTATTATGTTCCTTGCTTTACAGCAGTTTAAGGAGGAGAGATGGCTTTAAATGTAAAGACAAGCTTTAATGCACAGACAGGTATAGCCAGGATTGATTTCTTTGATAATGGAACTCCCATTACGCACTTTGAATTTGATAGAGCCACGAATCATGTTACTAGCCCTGCGAGGGGTCAGCAGGTGGATCCTCCTGGTGCCTGGGCTGGAACCAAGGCTGTAATTAATTGGGTGAGAGATGTCGATAGGCAGGTTGGAGCAGTTGAAGGCATAAGAGAGCCATTCAAAATCGAGCTAGAGGTTGATGCGAGTGGTGTATCTTTGATTATTCAGGTTGATGCCATAATTATTGATATGTCATGGCTAAAAGCCACCGATGAAGTTACTGTTGCAGCCAGAGGTGCCATTGATATTCCTTGGTCAGACTTTTTGATTTACAGGGATGGATTAAAGAGGTTCGTGGAGGAGGTCGAAAGACATAAGAGAGAGAATCCTTAATTTTGGAGGACTGAATGGCTAAGAAAAAAATAGATATCACAATTACACTCAAAGATGGGATCCCGAAGCCTACCAAATTCAAGGAGAAAGGAAAGATAAAACGAGAGATGAGGCTTGGAGAAATGGGCGATTATGGAATTACTACAATCTTTGATAGTGCAGGAGAAAGCAATCTCTTTATCATAAAAGTAGGCTTGGTGGATAAGGTGGAGGTAAAATGACTTTAGCCGAGATCCGCACAGCAGTTCATAATCTCATCAAGGAGCAGGAAACCGACTCTGGAGCCTTATTCCCTTCCGGAGATGTATTGCTGGATTTCTATATCAACATGGCCTGTGAACAGGTGGTTTTAGATCTGGTGGAATTTATCCCAGAGTGCTTCCTGACTTATGAGGATATCTCGCTCACAGCCAATACGAATCCTTATACGCTGACAAAGGAATGGATCCAGATCTGGTCAATGAACAGAAATGTTACCAACGAATCTCCCAGGGTACTTCCCTACATTGAAAGAACGAGTGAAACCTATAGGAAGTATGTAGGTGAGACTCAAGCCGATCCTTTGGCCTGGACTCTTTATGGAGATAATATTGAGTTCATACCTACTCCGAGCGCAGCTAAAACAAATCATTATCGATGCTGGATCATAGCAGCCGAGGCTGCAACTATGGTAGCTGGAGGGCCGGCATATATTCCGCGCATGGCTCATAAGCTCATTCCCCTCTATGCAGGGGTGCTGATCGCTGAAACTGTTGAATCTCGAAAGATGGAGACAATGGCTGCTCTCTATCAAAAATGGCTTACGAAAGTTACTGATGTTATAGGCTATAGAATCCAGCAACAGCCAAAATTCTTAGGTCCTTCATTCCATGAGAAGCGAGTCTTTTCAACACGCGATCCTGCTTTCTTTGATATAAGGAGTCCTTTTGAAGATTAATGATTGACAAAACAAAGAACTTAAGACCGATAGAGATCGTCTTAAATGATGGCGTTGATGAAGTCTCTGCAGTTACCAACGTCCCCATCAATAAGCTTATCCAGATGCACAACTGGCGACTTTCTGATGTCGGGGATAGAATAGAAAAGAGAGATGGCTTAGGGACTGCAATCGCCACCTCCAGCACCTTCGGCACTAAAGATATCTTCGGCTACCATACCTACTATGATTCGACACCTGCCTTCTGCCAGCTTGTGATTACTGAAGAAAAGGTCTGGAGAAAGGTTGGCGCTGCAGCCTGGGGTTCAATCCACACTTGGGCCTCTACTCTTGCTCATCCGGTTAAGGTTTTAGAGATCCAGGGGAAGCAGATTATTGTTACTGAAATAGAAAACATAATGATTCTTGCAGATGGCACCAAGGTCCAGTTTGGGATAACTGCTCCAGCAACCATTCCTACGCTCACAGAAGCCTATAACGCGACCCTTTTAGATGAGGATATGGCTGCTATAGGCGATTGGACAGATGATGATCAAGGCTCGGCAGCAAGCACTCAGGCCACCTTTGATTCAAAAAGCTGTATGAGGCTCTTAAACACAGGGACCGCAGGGGATATCGCCAGAATGTATCGGACTGTAGCTGATGTAGGCGATGAAATCACCATAGAATTTTCTGCTTATTTCGATGTTTTCGGAGTTTATCCAGACAATGATTATTTCCTTTTTGAGATAAATAACGGCAAAATCAAGACCAAGGTTAGAATCGACCAGAACGATCTTGCTGTTTATGACGGCTTTTATTGGGTGAGTGGCTATCTCCCGATAAAGATTGACACTTGGCTAGAGTTTAAGATTTACATAAACACAACAGATCCTAATGATCCCTATTGCGAAATTTACATGGACGGAAAAGCCTATGGAGCTTTTAATATCGGACCGGAAGTTGATACCGATGCCGGTAAAGTCCAGGTCAGTCTTTATGGGGATGCCACATCTACGGATGCCTATATCGACTACATGAAAATAGGCGATGCTTCAGGAGGAGAATTAAATGGACTTTATAGATATGCTATCACCTATAGACGAAATTCAGGGAATTACCCTGGAGAATCGAATCCGATTAAAAGTCTGGTTGGCTCTCCAACGATCACCGGTGCGGGTCTTGATGATCTTACAGCCGGAGGAACATATACAGGGGAAGAAGATATCGATGTTCGAGTCCAGATAGATGGCACGACTCCGGATACGGTTAAAATATCTTACGATGGAGGGACTACATGGCATACCCAGACGATGAATATAACTCTCAAAATGTATCTGAATTACGGAATAGAGTTAAATTGGGGAGCGATTACAGGACACACCTCTGGGGATTACTGGGACCTCACCTGTTCTGCCCTAACTGCAAACCCCTGTCACCAAAAAGTTACGCTCTCAAGTATCCCAACCTCAAGCGACAGCCAGGTAGATCAAAGAAGGATCTATCGAACCTTGCCAGGGGGGACGGCCTTTTATTTGATGGCAACAATAAATGATAATACCACGACTTCTTTCGTTGATAATGTCTCCGATGGATTGCTTGGAGCAGCTATGTCAGAAGAGAACGATGTTCCTCCCTTGGGGAAATTTGTTGAGTTTTTTGATGATCGCGTCTGGATTGGAGATGCAGATGAAAACATTATTTATTACTCCAAAACAAATATTCCGGATGCCTTCGATACAGACAAGAAGTTTGTTAGCGTCAGGCGCGGAGAATCAGATGATCAGCTAACCGGAATCGTTGACTACAAGAGCTATCTTTATGCCTTTAAGAGAAAATCGATTTACATGATCCGAAAAAAACAGGGTGGCTATTATGGGAGATATGAGGTTTGCGATGATTTCGGCTGCATAGCGCCCTGGAGCCTTCAATCTACTTTCGGACTCCTGACTTTTGTGAGTGATCGAGGATGGGAGATCTTCAATGGCTGCCAGGCTTATACAATTCTCTGGTCTATGGCGATTAAGAAAACATTGGATACCATCGATAAATCAGGATCTAAATTGGATCTGATCATCGCTGGCCCAAACAGATCTAACAACGAGATCTGGCTCAATATTCCTGATAGAACCGGAGGAAATTCAGCAATAACCTGTGTAGTTAATTACTTCAAAAATGCTTTTTATACTTTCGGCTTTCATAAGACCCCATCATGCTTTATGGAGGCCAGGGATACCAATAAAGTATTGAAAAACTATGTAGGCACCAGGGATGGTTATCTATATGAGGCTGAAAGCGGAACCAATGATGGAGGAACAAATATCGATGCCTACGTCCGCACATCATGGCTAACATTTCCGAGGTATTCTCAAGTTAGATTGAATGAGCATGAGTATGAATGTCCAACAGACAAGAATCTGACAGTAGATTATTATGTAAATTTTGCAAAAACTTCTAGAGCAACTAAAACTTTAGCCGGATCCACGCCAGCAGCTACCGATCAGAGTATAAGATTGCCTATCAAGAACGAGTCCGAGCTTGCCCTTAATGGGAAATATCTGGCAGTCAAATACTCCAACAACGAGGACGTTGGTAGTGATCTCAAATTGAATTGGTTTAAGCTTTGGTATGGAATATTTGAAAGGAAAGGAGAAATTAAAGGGGATTAGAGATGCCAACTATTTGGGATGTTGATGAAGCCGAAAGAGCGAGGCTAAATCCTTGGTTGGATCCGGCTTTCAATACCTGTGGAGTGCCACTTAATGAAGGGCTTTTGCCTGATGATATCCCCGAGCGTGTAGGCTTACCGGTGGACAACGTGAGCATCGAGGTAAATGAAATTACTGGGATGAACTTTCTTAAGCTCGAGGATACTCCGGATTCTTATTCTGGAGATGATAAGAAATATGTTCAAGTACAAGGACAACAGCTTGGTTTTGATAAGATAACTATCCCGACTGTTGGTGAAGATGATTTAGTTTATTTAGATAAATTCAGAGATAGCTCTATTCATTGGACTTGGATGCAGTGGAAGGGAGCATCGGCAGCAGGGAAAAGCATAATTGAAACAGATAGGTCTGTTGAGCTAGGCGTTACATCAGGCACTCATGCTGATTGGTCAACTACTGCGAATGAAGCTCCTAAGTTAATAATCGGGCTTATAGGATTCCCCTGTGAAATAATTGTCCATCTTAAAGATTGGACAGATACTGATTTAACAAGAGCAGGGATATTTGTAAGCTATAATGCAACAGGCTATGGAAGCGATACTGCGATATTTTTCCATAGGATTAGAGTGGATGCTACTCCTAAAGATGGACTTCAAGTTTGGAGGGTAGGGAGTGCAGAACAAGCTTATGTAGCTTGGCCTGCCGATAGTGCGTGGTTTAGGATAAGGCTAGGGTTTGCCCATAAGGGTGCGTCAAATATGGTTTTCTCTTATGGTTCTGATGGAGATACATGGACTGACTTATATACTCTACCTCAAGGGACTCCTGCTTCTGGTCAATGGCCTACTGCTGTTGCTGTAATAACGACAGGAATATTTGTCCAAAATTGGGCAGCTACTTATGCTCCAGTTACAGCTTATTTTGACCACTTTGAGATGCGGAGACATCTTGGGCCGGATGGAGGATAAATGATAGAAATAAAATTAGTTTATGCACTTATAATAGTTATTGGGCTTTTAGCCAATGTAATTTTGATCCTTGTTAAATGGAGATCCGAAAAGAATGGAAGAAATAAAATTATCTCCAATCCAAACAATCCATTTCCTTGCAAGGAGCATGATAATTTAATTAGAGATAACAAAAAAGCTTTAGAAAAAATAGATGATTCTCTTTTAGATATTCATAAATTTTGCTCTTCATTTGGTGCTAAATTCGACTCCTTAGAAAGGAGCAACGAAGAATGGCACAGGACTTTTATTATTAAGTTAAATGGTTTTGCAAATAGGAGGTAAAAATGCCTTTTGACCCAACATGGTTATTGGCTATACCTGGGATTATCAATCTAATTGGCGGTCTATTTGGTGGTGGTGGAGGGACTCAGCAACAGCAGCAGGAAACCATAACAGAGCAGGAGCCAGGTGGCTATCAATCTCCACTTGTCGGCCTCTTAGATCCTTGGATGATGGAAAATCTCCTTGGCAGATATGGACTCCTTGCTGGCGCAGGGATGCCTGGAGGTCAAGGAGGCTTGAGTGCCTCGACTCAAGAGATCATGAGGCTTTTGGGTGAACAGTGGCCTGAGCTTCTAGCTGGATATAGAGGTGCCGGTAGGCGTGAAGGGGGACGTATCTCTTCATTATTAAGACAGCCTGTGCAGCGTGAGAAATTACCAAAATTAGGCGGGAGGTTCTAATATGCCAAGCCCATACGTTGATGCAATTTTAAGAGGCATAGGAGCAACGCCTGAAGCTCTGGGCCGACCAGGAGAGGGAAGAAGAGGACCGAGAGAGCCAGACCCTCGCGTTCCTGGCCCTGGTCCTGGTGGTGAAGGAGACTGCAGAACTAGATGTAGAGAAACCTTTGATGCCTGCAGGGAAGCTTGCGAGACCGGTCAAGGGATAAGCGCTGGCTGCATAGCCAAATGCTCTACTACCTATCAAAGCTGTATAGCTGGCTGTGGAGTGGGTGATGAGTGCGTTGATCATCGCGATTGTCCTGAAGGACAGCGTTGTATAAATGGTATATGCGAGGGCAAGGGAGAGGAAGGCGAATGTTATAAGATGGGGCCTACTCGACCTGCCTACCAGGACTGCCAATGTGGAGTAGCCTTTCCTGCACCAGATGGAAGTAAATGCCCTTCAAACTATACCTGGGTTCCTAGAGGTGGACAAGGATGGGAACTATATGAAGAAGGCATGAAAGGAAGATGCGAATGTACTCGATGGATGATAGCGCATGATCCAGGCGCACAACAACCTGGAGATGGATTAGGAGAGTTTGATTGGCCTCCCGAGCTTCGAGCGCTTTATGAAAGGCTTATGCAAAGGGGAGGAGAGTTTTTAGGAAGGCGACCTGGATTCTCCGATGCTGCTATGAGAGCTATATTCGGAAGAGATTTCGAGCAGATTCGTGGTATTGGTGGAAGAGGAAGAGAAGAAATGACGGATTGGCTTGCCTCTCAGGGACTCTTAGGCACAGGTGCAGGAGTAGGGATACCGCAGGAACAAGCTTGGGAGACAGAAAGACGGATAGGAGATCTTAAGCGTGATCTTATGGTTGGTCAGGAAGAAAAGATTAAACAGGATCTGCTTGGCTTCACCGGTGCAGCAGGCGATATCTTTGGACGAGGAATGGGCTACACTCAGCTTAGAGAGGCTATAAATGCAGCCAGGCGTGGAGAAGGCGCTCAGGCTTTGGAGATGATTTTACGGCTTCTCCAGACTCAAATGGCTGGATGGGGAGGATAAGATGGACGATATTTTGAAATATCTACTCATGTTAGCACCAGGGCTTTTACAGGGCCTAACAAGGCCAGGGGGACAGCAGGCTACTCAGCAACGCACCACTATTGCAGATCTACCAGAAAGAAGGTTTGAAGGAATAGCTGAGAATATTAATGCCCAGATGGCTAGAGCCGGACAACCGCGAAGGACTGTTAGTACATCTACCCTAACTCAGCCAGAAGAACCTTTGAATTGGGGAAACCTAATGATGATCCTTATGATGCTCATGCAGGGACAGGGAGCAGGAAGCGATGTTAATCTTCCGGTTACTCCAGGGCAACAGGGTATAAATATTTATGACTTTCTCACGCCTCCAGAGATTCCAGCCACAACCACTCCAGCACCAAGAATATTCGAGAATTTACCTACTTGGGGAGGATAAGGAGGGATAAATGGCTATGATGCAACAAAGAGGCGGTAGATTCGGTCAGGTTAATAGACAACTTGAGGAGCTTCTTCAGTATTTGATGCAGATGGACGTTATGAAAAAACGCCATGGCTTCCAGATGAAGCAGATTGGAGCAAGAGAGCGTGGATATCGTGGATTAGAAGAGTCCAGGTATAAGAATCAGTACAATCTATTGATGCAAAAACTGGCTAATGAAGTCTCTCAATTACCCAGGATGGATTA